TGTGCGCTGTCACGGGCAACACGCGCTTCCGATAACCAACGCTCAACGGTCTGACGCCCCTCAGCTCGGGTCATCGAAATGGGGATTTCCGAGACCGAGATCGTTGTGGTGCGTTCATCCGGCAAGACAGCCTCTTCGGAAATCACTTCGTAATTCCCGTTGGATTCGACAAACCGTAGGCGCACGCGCCCGGCAAGTTCAACCGCGCTGGCGCGGGTTTCTTCAACAACGCCATCGCGCTCGCCATCGCGCACCAGCCAGTCGGGGTTCAACTCCACATCCGGCTTGCCATCGCGCAACCGGAACTGCAATGTCCCGGCCCGGTCGATCGCATCAAACCCGTAGCGCAGCATCAGCGGCTGTAGCGCGGCACGCCCCTCGCCCACATCCTCAACGATGTAGCCGCGCGTATGCGCATAGAGCGCGCCCGTATTGTAATGGCGAACCCCCGTGCGGTGGCAAATCTCATCCACCACTGAGGCCAGCGAACGTGCCGATGCCCGTCAGCCAATGCCCGCGCGCGTAGTTGTCGCCATCGCCCCACAGCGTACGATTGTTTGGGAACCACGGATAAGGGCGCGCATCCCACGCCCAAACACAAGAGCGGTCAAACGCCAGCATCGGACCGTCATATTCGATCGAAGCGGGGTTGTTCGCCGGGTCAGACCAGAAGCTGATCATCGCGCGCAGATATTGCATCTGCATCAGCTCATCCTGCCGCCCGTTTGAGTATCTTGGCAGTTGCGACTCGGAGGATTTTGGATCGAGGAACTTATTGGGCTGATTGGTTCCCTTGTCGATCGCCGCACAGCCATATTCGGTAAAGCGGATCGGCTTGGATTCCGGTATCCATGATGTCGGCTCTTCCTGACGGATGCCCCCGATACGTTCGAAATGGGCGTTCAGCCACCAGCTTCGAATGTCCTTGTACCGCCAGACCCAAGGTTCATTGTGCTCATCATCCGTAATTGGCGTGCGCCTTTGCACCTCGCGCGCCTCAGGAGAGTGGTAGAACCAGTCATAGCCTTCGCCCCCCATGATATTGGCTTTGAGGTAATCGAGATTATAGATCGTTCCCCAATCGGCATCGAGATGGTCATCCCCGTCCCGCCAATCGCTGAGCGGCATGTAGTTGTCGATGCCAATAAAGTCGATGTTGTCATCCGCCCAGAGGGCATCAAGATGGAAGAACCGGTCGCCAGTTCCATCCTGTGGCTGATAGCCAAAATACTCTGTCCAGTCTGCGGCATAGCTGATTTTGACATCCGGGCCCAGAATGCTGCGCACATCAGCGGCAAGTGTGATCAACTGCTCCACTGCCGGGAAGCTGTTGCCCGCACCACGAACTTGTGTCAGCCCGCGCATCTCAGAGCCGATACAAAAGCTCTCAACACCGCCTGCTGCCTTACAAAGAGCTGCCTGATGCAAAATGAACCTGCGATAACCCCAATCGTCTTCCGGTCCATTATAGGTCACTGGGCTAAGCAGTTGCGGGCCGGTGTAACCCGAGAAATCCGTAAACGAGACAAAGCCACCGCTAACAACCGGACCCGTTGCTATCTCAAAATCGCTGGCGCTAGCCGTTCCAAAGAAAGCTGCGACTTCGGCCGCCGCCGCCGCCGTGCCATCGGGGCTGCCAACCTGCCCCGGCGCTTTTGAGCTGGTGATCCGCCCCCGCCATGGCAAAGCCGGCTGGCCCATCGCATCACTATAAGGATCAGGAAGGGTATTTCCCTCCTGCTGGTCCATCAGAATAAACGGATAGTAAGTGACAGCCTGCCCGGCCTCTTTCAGTGCAAGAATGGCCTCGACCACCGATTGGTCTGTCGGCGTGCCACCATAGACGGGCTCATCCTCCTGGGTTCTCGGGACAAGCTGTGCCTGCGCGCGCGTCAAGCCTCCGGCAGCCCAGGGCATATTGGAGGATTCGAACTCCTGACGTTCGACTTTAGGGCGCAGGCTGCACTCACTCAGCCGCAGATCATCGCCAAACCAGCTGACCACAAGCAGCCCGGTCTCACACCCCGTCAACTCACCGGTCATCTGCTCTAGCGACGTCTCAAAATCCGATTTGGCCGACGGTGAATTGACATTCACCAACCCGACCGAGCCGGGGCCGAACACCTTCTTGACCGGGGTCGTCGCCAGCGCATATTCACCGCTGCCCGGCAAAAGGCAGACACCTTTCACACCATAGGCAGGATCGAATTCAGCACCTTCTTGCCATAGCTGGCTGGGTCGGCTGACTTCAAAGGTAAACTGCGGCACACGGTTGCCAAAACGCCCGATTTGCAGATCCTCAATTACCACATAAGCCGTGCCGCGGTATGCCGGCACAAGGCCCTCACCTTCGACCGCTTCCATTTTGGGGTCGGGCAATTGATCAGCGGTGCCCCGATAGACCCGAATGGTCAGATCGTCGCGCGGCACCTCATCGCCATCAGCCCAGACACGACCAACATGGGTGATTTCACCCTCGCACAGGGCGATCGCCAGTGAAATGGAGTAATCATATTGCCGGGTTTCCGGCGCAGATGGCCCCCCCTTGCCGCCGCCGCCACCTGAAACGGTGACAAGCTCGGTAAACTCTGACGCCCAGATGACCTGACCCGAGACACGCATCTTGCCATAAACCTGCGCAATCCCATCGCCCTCACCAGAGCTGGTCAGGCGCAGACGCTCCACACGACCGGATTCGACAACTTCCGACCCCTGTCCCATCAGGCGTTGGTCAATCGTGCGCCCGATCAAAGCCCCCGCAAACCGGCCTGCCGCCGCTGCTGACAAGCCAAGAAGACTGCCCCCGACCGAGCCACCGATTGCCGCCCCTGCGGCGGAAAGTAATACCGTTGCCATCTAGATGCTCTCCTCGGGAAAAGTGAAACGCGCCACGATACGGCGCCGCCAGGGCAGGCTCAGCGGACTTTCCAGAACCGCATGACCGGAATAGGCGTGAATGAAGCTGGCCGAGCTGCCGATTTCACCCGCAAGCCCCAGATGTTTGGCCACCATGCCGTGGCGCATCCGAAACAGCAGGACATCGCCCGGCGCCTCGTCATCAAGGGATTTCTCGATAAGATGGCGGGTCGCGCCACGCCACAGCACTTCGTCCTGTGCAGGCTCTGACCAATCCATTGAATAGGGCGGCATCTCTTGCGGCTCCTCGCCCAGCAACTCGCGCCAGACGCCGCGTAGCAGGCCCAGACAATCCGTACCCCCGCCTTTGCAGCTTGCCTGATGCCGATAGGGCGTCCCGATCCAGCCGCGCGCCGCGACGACAACCTTTGCTCCGATTGCACTCATGAGCGACGGCTCCCGCCGCTGAGATTGCCGGCACGTGTCGGATCGCTGACCGACCAGTCATCGCCTGGGATGTCGGGGAAACCCTGATAGTTCAGAATGTTGTTAAATTTCTGCTGACAGGTCAGCATACGTTTGTCACATCCGGCCTCAAGACGCAGCAAATCGCCTGGCAGAACGTCAGCTCTTAAAGGATGCCAAAGCTCGATCACACGGGTGCCATCCTGATCATAGTCCCGCTTGACAACGCCCGTCAGGCCTTCGGCGGCCCCGTTCTGGACGACCAAGCGACCAAAAGCAAACCAGCCCGCCTCAAAGCCATCGAGCCCGCTCCGAGATTTCATCTGCCGCACGCGTCTCCGAAAACTGCGCGCTATCAAGATTGACGCGGCATTGCCCATCGCCCAGCACCGCTGGGCAGGGTTTCTGATAGGCGCGTCCCAATGGCAGGTTGAGCGGCTGAGTGAGGCCCCGCAACTCTGCCTCAAACCCATCTGAGAAGCGGCGCATTTCACCAATCGTGCCACGAAAAAGCAACTGGCGCTGACCTGGGTCTTGCCAATTGACCAGCCAGGCACGCACCTCGGCATCGTCGTACCGCCCCGCCTCGATATCGTCTTCGCGCAACGCGCTGTCACTCAGCGCGCCCAAGGCTTCGGTGTTGTCGACCGACAGACCCGTGGTCTGTTGCAGCGCCATGGCGCTCAGCCCTGTGCCGGCATTGTAGCGCACATCGTCAAAGCTCAGGTCGCCATCGTGATCGGTGAAGCCCATGATCTGCCCATCGCTACGGGTGATATCCCAACAGCGGCAGAGTGTGGTCAGACCGCTTTTCAGATGGTCGAGTAGTTCTGGATTCTCGATGCTCATACCCGCACCTCCACCACAGGCACGCTGGGGATTTCGCCGGCCTGAAAGCTCGCCAGACTGGTCTGTATGCGATCTGCGTCAAAGCGGACGGGCACATCAAATTCAAAGCCGGCCGTAATGTCATCTCCCGCATTGGGCGGATGCGCAAAGGTCACGATACCTGTGGTGGTATCGACCTCGTAATGGATGCCCTCCTGCTGTTCCTCACCCGCGAGCCCCATGAGCACAGTGCCCAAGACGGGCTTGGTGATCGGGCGTTTGTAAACATGAATGCCCGAGCGGTAGTTCTTCATCAGCTGAAAGCTGGCCGTAACGTCATCGCCCACAGCGATGACCTGATCATCGAACAGGGGGGCGGCTTTGGCCGTGGAGGATTTGTAATCCGTCCAGTCTTTCCAACGGAACCCATAGACCTGACCCTGACGTGCCTCAAAAAAGGCAATCAGCGCCTCGATGTCATCCAAAGATCGCATGGCCGCGCCCGCATCATAGCGCCGACGGGAATGTGCCCAGGGCGTGTTGCGCTCTTCAAAGCCATTGGCCAGGGTAACAACGTCGGTATAGCGTTCCGGGCCACCGGTCGAGCCAAAGCTCAGATTGGCCGGAAAGCGCACTTCATGAAATCCCATATCTCTTCTCCCTCTGGATCAACGGTTGCGCGCGCCGCGCCCGATCACGCGGCCCAATTGCGCCGCGATCTGGCCCTGACTGCGCCGGAAGCTTTCGGCATCGGGCGTGCTCACATTCATCACAACGCTGACAGAACCACCGCCCCCACCGGCTCGTACGCCCAGCTTGCCATCCGGGCCGCGGGCAAGCGGCATAATCGCCTCCGGCCCCGCCTCGCCCATCAGGCCCATGCCGCGCCGCATCGGAAATGTGGTTGGCCCGCTGACAACGCCGCCATTAGCAAAGGGCTGCACCCGCCCCTGGCTGAAGGTGCCGCCTTTGGCAAAGGGCAAGAGCCCGCCAACAAGGCTGCCAACCCCTTGCGCCAGCATTCCGCCAAAATGATCCGCCACCGGATTCACCGCAGAATTGAAGGCCGCATTGATCATGGAGTTGGCCAGTGTCTCCAGCGATTGGCTCAGGCTGTCTCCGTCCAGAACGGCACCGCTGATCGCGCGTCGCAACCCGCTGGACAGGCCCTTCTCCAAGGTTTTCACATCCTGGCCCG